CAACTTCAGCAGTTCTTCCTCATGCTCCATCTGTGCAATCTGAATCTTCGCCAAGTCCTCCGGGGACATATCCGGCTTCAGTTCCACGCCCAACTTTTCCTCGACCACCTTCTTGCCCTTCGCCATTACAGCGTTAGCAACAAGGTTAAGGCCGTTGGAGAGCAACGGTTGGATGATAGGCAACAAGGCTGCGGGAATCATCAATTATTCTCCTTTTGCTCAAGCAATTTGACCCGCATCTGCAGGTCATAAATCTTGTCGAGCAGTTCTTCCTTCTGACGCTGACGACGCTCTGCCGAAACTGGGCTGTCGGTCGGCACCCCTTCCGGCGTGATGAGCGCAGGCATCTGGCCTTCGATACGGGTCAGGCGGGTGCTGAAGGAAGTGACCTGCCCCAAGAGCCATGCAATGCAGGCAATCAGGACAGGCACCAGCATCTTCATGATTTCGCCAAAGTTCATTTGGCTCACTTGACCGTCTCCAAGAACATCATTGTCACCGTGCCAAACGCCGTCAGCAGGATGAGGATGATGGTTCCACCGACCTTGACCAACAGGTTCTCCATACGCTTCAGACGCGCATGGATGGCCTCGTACCTGACCGCGCACACTTCCTCGTGCGTAGTCAATCTAGCATCGGTGGCATCAATGGTGGTCATCACACAGCCCACGGCAACGGCGGCGCGACAATCGGCGGGTTCTTCTGGGCCTCAATCTGACCCTCTACCGCAGCCTCTGTAGCCGCCTTGTCCACGCCGTTGGCCCAGACCCAGCCAAGCACTTGGTCGAGCGTGAGCGAGGCATACGGGGTGAAGGACTTGTCTTGCACTACCGGGAACCCGCTGGTGGCATAGACCGTGCCGCTGTAGTCCCCGTCCACGCCGTTGCAGCGCCAGTACGCCGTCACAACATAGTCAGCGCCTTCGGCGGTCTGCGGCACACAGTCGAGTCGTTCGATAACCCAAGTAATCGTAGTCATTGCTTTGCTTCCTTTTCGTTGGGCAGGTGCGGTTCGACCTGCGATTTAAGTTTCTGGAACAGGGGATACGCACCCTGCGCCGTTGGGAGTGAGCCGACGAGGTTCGTCAATGCGACGGCTTCTTCGAGGGTGAGGGTGAGGGTGATGTCGGACATTACTTGGACTCCAGAGCGGTGACCTTGGCTTCAAGGGTTTCGATACGCGCCATTGCTTCTTGCAGCGCCTTGATGGCGGCAAATGTGATGTCCTTCGTATAGACCGTCTTAAGCGGAACACCGTCTTCCGGGGTGTCACCAAACCCGTCAGCGTCAACCCACACCGGCTCAACGCTTTCTACTTGCTGCGCGATAACGCCAAGGTTTACATCGTCATGCGTCTGGTCGTTGTACTTGTAGGCAACAATCTCAAGCGCAGCCACTTTGCCCCACATGGACGCAGCAGGAGCAATGTCTTTCTTCGTACGAGCGTCGGACAGGTCAACATTGTTTGCTTGGTAGTTAGCCAAACCACCGTTAGCACGAATAGATGCGCGAAGTGCGCCGCTGTCGTAGCAATAAACAAAATTGCTAGAAGTGTTGTTTGGAGCGGCTGCGGAATAATTAATTGCCAAACCAAACGGGGTGCTGCTTGTAGTGTTTCGAACAACAGTAGCCCACTTGTTGTTAGCATCTGCCGATAATCCATGAAATCCAGAAACCCCGGCAACGGATATAGCAGATGTTGCACCAGCCAAAAATTCGCCCGTGCTTAATATGCGTGCGCGTTCGGTGTTGCTCGTGCTGAAAATCAGCGGCAAAACTTGCGTCTGGTTAACGATGCCGTTGCCAGCCGTGTCCACGCCGAACAGGGTGCCGTTTAGTCCGGTGTTGCTGTTGCCAGCAGCCATAGCCGACTGCGTGGAGCCAGAACGGTAGGCAGTCAAGACATTGGTCAGCGCGTTGGTGGTCGTGCCGATGCCGACATTGCCGCCGGACGGATTCAGCAGCAACGGGAACTGAACGCTGTTTGCCGCATTGGCGGCTTGCAAAGCAAAGCCATACGGAGAACTCAAAGTTTGCTGTAGCAACAAACCAGCGCCCAAGGATGCATAGTCACCAAAAGCACCAACAGCGTTGGTTCTTGAAACGGTGTCGTTTGATGTTTTGAATACATCTAACCGCGCAACAGGACTCGCCGTGCCGATGCCGAGGCCCGTCGAGGTGAGCCGCATGGATTCGCTGCCGCCGACAGACCACACGGCAACACCAGTCGCGTCAATTTGATATCTGTTCGCAAGATTGGTGTAAAAAGTTATCCCGCTTGCGCTTCCAGTCGAAATGCCTAACGCGCCAGTTGCCTGATAAATCGTATTCGTTACATCAGTACCAGCCAGTCGCAGCCCGTTGGCAGTAAAATAAGTCCCATCAAAGGTCAGCGCCGACCCACTCGTCGCCACCTTGCTGCCGTTCAGGTACAACACGCCGTTCGCCGTGTTGCCGGAGAGGACAGGGTTGTTCGTAAAAGTCGCTACGCCGCCAACATTGAGCGCCGAGGTGATGGAGACATTGGCAAAGGTTGCGTTACCCGCGCTGTTCAATTGCGAGACGACTTGGAAGCGCGTGCCGTCATAGACGACTACCACCACCTCGCCGGATTTGATATCCGCAGCAGCAAGGGCGGTAGACCCGTCACGGGTCACAGCCTTTGCGCCGAGCGCGTCGATGTTCAGCGTGACAGAGGTGGTGTTATCACCCGCTGCGACGAAGTAGAACATCTGTCCAGCGGCGTAGGCAGCAAGGGTAGGCGAGGCAGTCGCCGTGATGGTGTCGGCCCCAGAGACGCTGTTAAGCAGTTTGGTGACCGTAGACTGCACCTGCGACAAGTTCGCAGAGTCCGTGGCGGCAGAACCCACCCCAAGCCCCGTGAACTTGTAGGTGGACATCGGGATGTTAGCCGTAACCGTCGTCTGACCATCCTTCGTGATGGCAGTCGAGAGGCCGGTGGCAAGGTCAGCCGTCAGCGCATTGAACGCCGTGGATGAGATGACCGTGCCAGATACGACGGGTTGACCCGCCGTGTTGATTAAGAATGTCCCCGAACCATTGAAGGCCATGTTAATTACTCCTGATTACTTGAAGAAGAACCGAAGCCGCCTGCACCTGTTGCGCTTCCTGTTCCGCTTGCTGCTCTAGACCGACGACGCGCCAAAGCATCGCGATATGCCTGCGTGGCGGCAATTTCTTGTTGCGCCGCAGAACCGCGAAGCAACAGCATCCTTGCAAGTGCGTTGCGGGACGCTTCTGGCATTTGCAGCCGCTGCGCTCCATAACGAACTATGCCGGGAACATTGCCCGTTTGAACATTTTGCGCCACATCAACTGTTTCCATAAAGTTGTTGAGGTCGCGCTGCGCTTCCTGCCGCGCAAAAGTTTGCGAACCTTGTCCTGCTCTTTCAACCGATTTAACGCGCTCCTGTCCAAGCAACACACGGCGAAAATTGTTGAAATTGTCGCCAAAAATAAGCCGCAAACGACCTTGTAAAGCAGGTTCCTTCCATGCATTGAGCAATTGCGTCTGACCAGACTGCGTTCCAATTTTGTCACGCAACGCTTGTGCTGCGCCAAGCCTAAAAGCGTCCATCTCGCCACGACTCATGCCGTTGACCAATTCGCTCAAATCCTCAACGCCAAGCCGCAGGGATTCAGACCCGCGCCGCATGGCGGTTTCAATTTCAGCGCCGCCAGCAAAAGTGTCACGCGCCGTTCGGTATATAGAATTACCGGAATCGTCTTTTGGCGACAAATCATCAAGTTTTCTGATTAATTCATTACGCAATCCGCTGTAGGCTCTTGACCGTTCTGTTGCCTTGCCAAACTCGCCACGCGCTCCTTCCTCAATGTCAAAGAGCGCCCGTTTAATTCGGTCAAGTGCCTCAAACGGAATAGGGTCGCCCGGATTGATTTTTGACAAATCAGGCATATCTGCGCCAGACACTTGCGCCAACTCACGCGCTGGCCCCTGCGCTCCGGCAGCGCGTTTAAGCAACGAAACAAGCCCTCTGTCAGCAACAAACGATGTGCCACGCAACTGGTCGTAAAATGGCTGTGCAGCATCTTGCTTGGCTTGCGCGAACCCAGACAGCGTAGCGCGGAAAGGCATACCTTGCGCGTCAAGCAACCTCTCGGCGGCAGTTTCAATGACCGGCCCACGCTCTGACGCAATGCGCCGTCGAGTCATATCCAACTGTTTTGCGGCGGTTCCCGGCATAGAAGCAAGCAGGTCAATCTGTCCAACAGTCTGCGGCCCTATAGCGGCAAGCGGTGCGCCCTCTCCAAGTCGTTCAAGTTTGCGTTGTGCAAACGACTGAAACGGCTCATTTTGCATTTGCATTTTTTCGGGCATTTCACGCAACAACACTTGCGCCAATCGTTCTCGCGCCAAATCCTCTGCTGACCGTTGTCTAAACGGTGCCGCGCCACGGCGAACACCAGCCGATATACCCATGCCCACGCCTTGCGCCCCGGTGCCAAAAACAGCAGAAGTTCCTGCGGATTTAAGCGCATCTAATCCAACATCACCGAGCGTTTCTGCTTCGCTTTCCCCAGCACCCGCAACGCCGCCTGTTCCCGCGCTAGTTGCTAACGCTTGCCCAAGCCTTTGTGGAACGGTCATTGCCGCAGTTCTAACAGGGCCAAACCCGCCCAACAAAGCGCCACCAAACATCTTCAAGGCGGTTGAGCCAACGGGATACTGTTCAGCAAAACTTTGCGTAGCGCCGCGCACCAAATCTCTAGGTGCTGTGTAATCCGCACGGGTTGGCGGGGTATCGGTGCCACCCATTGCGTACGATTGCCCAAGTTGCCCAAGCGCAACAGCGCCTGCCAATTCGTCAGCAAATTCAAGCGTTGGGCCTTGAGCAAAAGTTATTGCGCCCCGAGCAATTGCAGGCAATGAAGCGCCAGTTTCTCTTGAACGGTTAAGCAAACTTTTCCATTCGCCGCCTTGGAAAACAAACTTTTCGCCAGTTTGCTTGTTTGTTGCGGTTTGACCTTCGCGATATTCCATAACTTCCTCGTTTACCAAGGCGACTAATCAAGTGTCGCGCCGGTAGGCAATCTGCTTCTATACGGGGCTGGCGCAACAACATCAGGAAACATATTTGGCAACCCTTTAAATTGAGGCAATTCCCTTGCGCGACCACGAACACGGTTGCTTACAGCAATTGCTGCTCTACCGGCTTTTTCATTCAACTCTGCAAGATATTGCAAATTGCCGCGAGTCAACTCCAATTTACCAGAGGATGCTTTTTCCAAGAAATCGCGGTCTTTATCCGTAAATCCTTGACCAGAACCAAGGCCACTTGAACGAATTGTTGACAAAGTGGTTTTAGCAAGTTCCGCAGAAAGGTTTTCAGTAATTGTTGCTCTATCACCTTTTGAAAACCCAGCCGCTGAAAGTGCTTTTTCAAATCCAAGCCGCGCCTCTGCTCCAGTTCCGGTAATTGGGTTTTGGGCAAGCAAATCGCGAACCCTGTAAGACGACTCAATTTGTGCAATTGCATTTTCACCAGCAGCAATTGCTTCTGCGTCTTGTTTTGCAACCAATCCGGCCAACTCTTCTGAATATTTGTTAGCGGTTTTTTCTCCCGGCATAACATTAGTAATGCGAACGCCGCCATCTCTATCTTGTGGTGCTTTCACATTTGTTTGAACAAGTCTTCCTAATTTGCTGACTACATAGTAATTACCGTCTGCGCCCTTTACGGGAGTTGTGCCATATTCTTCAGCATCAGGCTTTTCCATTGTTCGCGCAAGCATGGCCGCAAGAGCGGGATTGCCCTGCAATGCAGCGGCTCCGGTTTTTGTCATGCCCACCCGCAATGCATCCTTTGGGTCATAAACATATTGAGATTGGCGCGTAACCTCTTGAATGTCTCCCGCTCTACGCTGGGCTAGTTCTTCAGCATTGCGGCGCTGCATATCTTGTGCAAACGCGGGTGCTGCTGACTGAAACTCTTGCAACCCAAACTTATCAACTGGAGCAATGCTGCGAATAGGTGAACCACCCATTAAGCGGCCTGCAATTTGAGCGCCAGTTGCATCAATCTGTCGTTCTGTATCTGCTTCAAATTGCGCTTTTGTTTTTGCAGCAGTTTCTTCAGCCTCATCGGCCTTGCGTCCTGCACGGGCTGCTAGGTAAGCCTGTAGACCCTGCACCAGAGGCGCTGCGGCGGGAATAGGGGCGTTCTGGATGTCCCCCGGCTGGTATGCCTGCTGTGCAAGCATCTCTGCCATACGGCGACGACGGCGTGCCTCGGAGGCTTGCCGCTGGTATTCGTCTGGAAGCGCAAACATTGAGACTGTTTTGTAGCGTTCGTCAGCCATTTTCAAATCCTCCCCGGTCGGGGCCACCCTGCGGGTTGGTCATCCCCGGCGACTTTGGCATCTTCGGGTACTGCCGCAGGAACTGACGCGGCGCACGGTTGATGTCCGCAGCGTTCTGCGGGGGCGAATACTGCATATCACTCTGCGCCCCTGCGTTGTTGCTCACCTGCTGGCTTTGGCCCTGCATCTGGAGCATACGCGCCATGCGCTGACCGCGACCGCCGTTCATCATGGGGGGAGCGTTAAAGGTTTGGTAAGGGGTTCTCATCGGTTAACCTCCAAACATTCTCTTGCCGAGCGCCGCGCCAAAATCACCGCCAAGTGCGCTTCCAGCCATGCCAGCAAGGCTACCGTACAGCCCCATCTGCGCGTTTTGGCGTGCAATCTGATTCTGGTAGTTTTGCTGCGCGAAATTACCAGCCGCTTGTTGCGCTCCGAAGATGGGAGCCGCACCAACTTCCGCGCCTTGGTAGGACTGGAATTGCGGCATCTGCACCTGTGCGCCGCCCATGATGGCTGCGACCTCGTTAAGCGGGAGCGCCCGAAGCGCCAACTGCTCTTGCAACGCCGCCTGACGCTGGGCGTTCTGGAAGTTTGCTGCCGCCTGCGCTTGGTTGAAGCCCTGTGCTTGGAGCGCCGCTTGAGCCTGCGCCTGTTGCAACGCTGCCTGTTGGTTCTGGGCAAGCGAGGCGTTATACAGCCCAGCAATGTCCATCTCCTGCCCAAACTGCTGACCGGCAGCAGCGTTGTACGCACCCGCCGCGCCCAAGCCCTGTTGGAAGTTCTGCGCGATGGCACGGTTAACGGCTTCCTGTGCCGCCTGTCCCGTCTGGAAGGATGCCATCTGCGCGTCTCGACCAAACTCACCCGCCGCAAGCCGCTGCGCGAACTGCTGCGCCTGTGCTTGGTTGGCAAACTGACCCGATTGGAGCGCCAGTTGAGCGTTTTGGGCGATTGCAGCGTTTTGTGCGCCCGTGGCCTGCTGACCCGCGCCAAACCCCGCCAGAGCCGCTTGGTTGGCAAAGCCGCCTAGAGCCTGTGCCTCGCCTAGCCCCTGCTGACGAGCCGCCATATCAAGGCTAATGCCCTGTAGCGCAGCCTGCGTTCGGAGGTCGTTTTCCTGTTGTTGCTGCTCGGCAATGGCGGCGTTAAACGCCTCGCCACCACGCACCAAACCTTGATTCGCCAACTGCGTCTCAAGTTGCGCCCGTTGACGCTGCAATTGCGGGTCGAGGCGCGACATGATGGCCTGCTGCGCCGTCATACCAGCGCCAACCGGCATTGCGGCAAGTTGCGAGGTGTCCAACTGCCCTTGAAGGGTCGGGGCAGCGGGGCCACCCTGCGCCGTGCCAAACTGGCCTGCGCCGGTCTGCACGCCGCTAATGCCGCTTGTGTCCAAGCCCTGCAAGTTCAGCCCTTGTGGGCCACCCGCAGCCATTCCGTACTGACCGGCGGTAGGGCCGAAGTTGACCGGGAGCGCCGACACATCAGAGCGTGCGCGGCCCTGCAACTCGGGGGCCGTCGGCAGGTTGCCATAACCGCCAAATTGGAACTGCTGTGCCGGAAGCCCCTGCGGGGTGAAATCCGTGCCGTAAACATTTTGCACGCGCCCGATGGCCTGTTCACCAAGGCCGGACAACGCACGCTCAACCCGCTGCTGCGCCTCTAGGGTCGCCTGTGCCTCGGGGGTCAAGTACTGCTCAATCGTCGGGGTGTCCAAGTCCACCATGTCGGTGAACATCTCGCGGGTCGGCATCACATCGCCGGTATACCCGTACTGCGAGAATGAGGGGTCATAGCCCTGCGCTGCCCGTTGCATCTGTCCCGGCCCCATGCCGGATGAGTCGAGGCGACCGCCGCCGATAAGCATTGAGGTCGGAACCTGCGCCCCGGTCGGCAAGGTGGTGAACCCTTGGGTGTAATCCCTGTCTTCGATGCCAAGAGCCTGCCGTCGTGCAGCAGGCATCCCGTCAAACTTCATCGCGGTAGGTTCGGGCGACACGCCCATGTCAACGCCGCCCGAGCCGCCTAGTTCTATCCGTTGGCCTCCGGTCGTCGGGCCGTACATCCCGCCGCCCATTGAAGTTGTCGGGGGAACTTGTCCAGTTGTAACGCCGTATGTTGCTGGTGCAGGCGTGGACGGCTCGGTGCGAGACATTATCGGCGGCGCACCAGTCGGCGGGGTGCCAGTCGGCGGGGTGCCGGTAGCCGGAGCCTGCGGGTTACGCGCACGCCAATCAGCCATCGCCGCGTTGTAGGCGTTCATGTTGAACTGTGGGCGACCGTAGGTAACACGCTGACCACCAAGGGGCGTGATGACATTCGGGTTAGAGAGCCGCGCAGTAAGGCGTGCCGCCTCTAGGTTGGCGATGCCCTGTTGCTGTGCCGCACCCGCGTAGTCAGGCGCTGGCGGTGGAGCCGGTGATTTTTTGCCCATAACGGTGTCCTAAAAAACGGCACGCATCGCGTGTCATGGTCAGGAAAACAATATCACCGTCGGTGTCGGCGTTTTTGATTCGCGCTTCCTCGGTGAAACCCATTTTACGCACAAGCCTGATGGCTTTCGCGTTTTTGCTACCTACGGGGGCGATGATTTTGTCAACCCCACAGATGTTGAAAGGATAGTCAAACATGGCGGCAAGGTAAGCCGGGGTTAAGCGTGCCAGAGCGATATGGCAGACGATGCTGCGCCCGTTCCAGTTCTCATAGACCACGCCGCCCACAATCTCATCGCCCTTACGCAGCCCGATGGCGTTCGACCGTTCGGCGTGATACCCGCCGCCCGTCTGATTGCACACCCATTCGCCCACTTCGGGGCCGCTTGTTATATGCCAGCCCATCCGAGTTGATACACCACATCAGTTGAGGCCCATTGAATCGCCAACTTGTTGCTGCTGCTCTGGAACTGCACAGCGCCGCAATACCCAACACCCGTAACGCCCTGCCAGTTGTTCTGAATCTCTAGGTCAGAACCCCAGATGCCCGCGTCCCAATACGCCGAGTCCCAAAACGCGGTGGCAGGCGGGGTAAAGGAGATGGGAGCCACATTGTCGGAGATGTTGAAATCAACATTGATGCCGACCGTTACAGCAGGGGTGCCGTTGCTGAAGATACCGGGACGGGCGCGTGTAAAAATCTTCTTTACGCCGCGAGTCTCAAAGTAGTTAAAGGCTTGCAGTATCCTGCCGTTGATGTTGTTTGTGTCGTCGATGTAGCCCGTGCTATCAACCGTCCAAGCCTTTGCAACGAAGGTAGCCGCGCCGAAGTAGGGCGTGTCGTCGAGCAACCCAAAGTGAAAGGCGTTCCAACCGGTGAACTTGCACCACGCCTTTGTGATGTTGTTCATCACAAACTGTTCCTGACCGCCCTCGCGCACCGGGACATTGACAATTAGGGCGTTGTTCTTCGGGTTGTACAACATACACCAACCGAAGTTGTCCCTGTACGCCGCAGCAGATGCTGCAAACGCGCCCTGTATCTTGTCCGACAACGCGATGTTGGGGTCGAGCCGCGACGATTGGAGCGCCGAGGCCATCGGGATAAGCCCGTCAAGCGTCAACACCAACAGGTCGCCGCCGTACTTCATCAGGCAGCGATTGCCGATAGGAGAACCAACAATCCACACGCCGATGAGCGCCCAAGTCGAGGCCGAGGACGGGTCTGTACCGCGATAGACGATGACCTCGCCTTTATCGGTGACAAACACAAGGTTGTCATCCACGCCGTAACCCGCGTCAATCGTCCACGATGCCATTGACACCAGCACGCCACCGAGTCGCGCAATGGATGACAGGTCAAGAACATTTGCTGCGCCGCCAACGCTCGAGGTCGGCAGGTACCACGCCTTGAGGGTGTTCTTTTCGATGAACCACACTCGGTTCTTAAAGAGCGTAGGCAAGTTGAGCGTTGTCGTTGTTACGCCCGTAATGGCAGGCGTGGATATGCTCGTAATGCTTGTCCAAGTCGTACCGTTGTAAAGGTACGGCGTGTTGGTTCCGTTAGCGGCGTACAGATAGTTACCGCCTGCGGTAGTAACATTCGTATATTCCCACTTGCTGTTTGACAGACCGCTGACCGCCGCAGCGCCGATAGCACCCGCGCTC